GCGCCCGGGTAGCTGGTCTTCTCCTCACGCTCGAAGTTGCGATACTCCTCCGCCTCGTCGACGCTGATCCATCCGCCCTGCTCCTGCCCCTCGTGCGTGAGCTTGATCGTCTCGCCGTTGCGATCCTTCTGGGTCTGGATCTGCCGCATCCTCGATCCGCCGGATTTCCGGCTGTTCTCATCCGGAGGCGACGTGCCGCTTCCGCCCGGCAGTTCGTAGACGAGTTCGACCTGGATGATCGACGGCCCGCGCGCCACGGCGACATAGTGATCGAACGGCAGGTGGGCGCAGCGCGCGTCCGGGTGGTAATCCCCGGCCCGTGGCATATCTTCATGCTCGAGCGCATCGCCGAGCGCGGCATCGAAGTTGCCGGGCGTCAGGCCCCAGACGAGCGCGAGGCGGGTAACGCGGGTGGGCCGTTCCGCCGGCCCTTCCCACCGCGCCCCTTCGAGCATGTCGAGCTGGCATTCGGACATCGGTTATCCATCCCAGGCCAGTTTGAAGACCTTGTCGGGCAGGCCGAGCAGGCCGAAGTTGATCTGCTCGAGCAGCTTGCGCATCGCCTCGGCCTTGCGCGCCTGCTCATCCTGTTTGCGCGATGGCGATGTGACCGTATCCAGGGCGATGCGGCTCAGCCGCACCTGGCGGAACTCGGCATCGCGCCCCTCTTCGCGTTTCCACTCGTAGGTGGGCAGGGCGGGTTTCGTGATCTTCGGCAGCTCCTCGTTGAGCCGCGCGACCTCCTTGAGGTATTCCCGCCACGGGAGGGCGCCGGCCTCGACGAGCTTGTTGATGTTCGCCAGCTCGCGCGCGTGCCGCTCCTCGGCGGTCATGTTCCGTTCGATGATCGATGTCGCCTCCGCCCGCATGTCGTTCACACGCTGCTGCGCATCGGCGAGCACATCGAGCGCCCCGGACGCCCGCTGATATTCCTCGTTCGCGGCCGCCATGGCGCGGGTGTAGAGATCCTCGGACATCGCGCCGGCATACCAGAGCTCATCGAGGTCGCGCAGCGTGGCCTCGTACTGCTCGGCCGCCGTGCGCGTCTGGTCATACCACTTCTTCGATTCGCTCTGCACCCACTTGCTGAAGAAGCCGGCCTCGCCGGGCACGCCGGCCCCGAGGTTGTCGGCGGCATCCTGGAGCTTCGCCAGCTCGGCGGCCTGCGCCGCGTTCGCTGCCCCCTGCGCCGTTGCCGTCTTCTCTGCCTCCGTCCGAATTACCTTCCATGCTTGAGCCCATTTCCCGAACGTGACGGCCGCAACGGCCGCATCCGCCGCGATGCCCACGATTTCCTTGCTGAGATCGTTGCCGTACCCGGCCGCTGTTCCGATCTCGCCGGCGAGCAGCAGGTTCTCGGCCACCGCCTGCCCGATCTCCTCCTTCATGTCGCTCCAGATGTTCTTCATCTGCATGAGCCGGCCGGTCATCATCTCGGCATCGGCCTCGGCGAGCACGAATGCCTCGCCGCCGCGCCGCAGCACCTCGTTGAACTTCTCCTGGGTCGTGAGCGTTTCATCGAGCTTGATGCCGTAGCGGGTGAGCGTGGAGGTGTCGCCGATCGCGGCGCGGGCCACGAGCCGCATGGCGCCGACAAGCTCGATGCCGTATGCCTCCGAGAGCCCGATCGCGGCCTTCGTGGCCTCCTCGAGCGCACCGCCGCTCAGCCGGCCCATCGATGCGCCGAGGGCCATGAGCTCGAGGACCGCTTCATCGCCGAAGGTCGTGATGCGCTGGATGCCCGCGGCGAACTTCTGGGCCTGCCCGGTCGAATACTTCTCCTCATCCCCGATCATGCGGATCGCGGCCCGCACTTTGTTGATCGCCCGCTCCTGGCGGCCGAAGAGCTCGAGTGATTCGCGGGCCAGGCCGATCATCTGTGAAGCGCCGAAGTAGCCGGCCAGGCTCGCCCCGGCCGTCTTCACCAGCCCGCTGAAGGCGCTGACGCGACTGCCGGCCCGCTTCATGTCGTTCTCGAAGGGCTTCGTGTAGGCGGTGAGGACGGCGACGAGTTTGCCTACGGTAGCCATGGGGCGGCGCCCGCTTCAGCGGGCCCTGTTCTGTTGGGGGCGGGCGGGGTTCTTTTTGCGCTGCTCAGCGCGTGCGCGTTTCGCGGCGATGCGCTTCTCCCGCTGCCGTGCGGCATGCTTGGCCTGCGAGATCGCGGCCTTGACGACCGCCTGCTCCGCCCGCCAGCCGGCCCCGCCCCCGGAAGTGCCGGAAGCCCCGGAAGCAGACGAGGCCCCCCTACTTCCGGGGGCGCGGATGCGTTCATAGGCGAGCAGTTCTGCGAAGTGCGGTGCATCGATGATCCTTTGAAGCAGCGGCGCGGGCGTGTGGAAGCGATACGCTAATTCAAGCCAGAAGCATCGCTCGGGCCGCCTTCGGAGTTTCCCTCCAGTTCCTTGATGTCGGCCGCGGTGAGGCGGTTGAGACGCCGGCCCGCGGTGATGATGCGATCGAGCGCGCGGGTGCTCTTCTGCCCGAGCGCCTGGATGTCGGCATCGGTGGTGAAGAGCTGATCGCCGTTCTCATCGCAGAGAACCAGGGCGGCGAACCGGCCACGGAAGTTCAAACGCAGCATCTTCTGCTGCGGGCCCGTGATCATTTCCTCGAATGCATCGTGCTCAGCGCCGGTGAGCGTGCGGATAAATACGTGATCGTTCCATTCGGGAATCCGGATCTTCTTGGTTTTGTGATCCGATGCCTCGATGATTCCGGCCTTCGTCATTGTCATCTGCGTGATCTCCTGTTCTGCGGCCCCCGGAAGTGATCAGGTGGTGGAGGGCGCCGAGCCCTCATCTTCCTCATCGCCCTCCTCGGTCTCGGCGGGCGCTAAGCCGCCAGCGGCCCCACTTCCGGGGGCGGCCCCACTTCCGGGGGCGGCGATGTCTTCCTCGAGCTGCCGGTCGGCATCGGCCAGGGCCTTGATGCTCTTGATCGCACCGTCATCATCGCGCACGAAACCGCGTGGGATGCCCGACACGACGCCGGCCGGTGCGTTCGCGGGCGCCGCCGAGCGTTTGATGATGCGCACATCGCCCTCGCACAGCAGGCGGTTGCCGAGCGTGTCGGCGACATCGAGCTGTGCGCCTGCGGTCGCCCAGACCCGGCCGCCGATCTCATCGATGGAGATCTCCTGATCGCCGCCGACCTGGATGCAATGCTCCTCGGCCGTGAGCCGGAAGCGCCGCGTGCGAATCACATGGATGATCATGTGTCTGCTCCTGTCTTGATGCTCCCGGGCGATTTCCCAGGCGCGCGAATCCACGTGTAGAACCCCGATGCGCCGGCCGCAGCGAGCGCGGCCTGGTACATGAGCTCGACGAGCTCGCCCTCGAGGCTGTGCAGCACATCATGGGCGAACCACGTGAGGCCGGATGCGATCAGAACGGCCAGCGCCCAGAACGGGATGCGGCCGAACCAGGGCGCATCGCGGAGCCACCGCTTGAGGATCTGCACGCCGAGCCCGGTGGCGATGACGATGCCGCCGACGCTCGAGAGCTCGATGTAGGGCGTTCCGTTCATGGCGCACCGATCCTCGGCTACGAGTTGCTCAGGTCGCCGGTGACGGCGATGTGGCCCTCGAACTCCATGAGGCCATCCATGTTCGCCGCGCCGGGCGTGAACGAATCCATCCAGCCCGTGAACGCCGTCGTGTTGGCGTCGGGCCAGGTGATCGTGATCGTCTCGGATGCGGCGTCATAGTCCGGCCAGTCGTCCGGATCGAACTGCCCGCGAATGGCGAAGCCGGTGACGTCATGAAGATCGTGCGGCATCTTCGCGTGGGCGCCGGTCGTGGACAGGTTCGAGGTCCGCAGGGTTTCGCGCGTGATCGCCTCCGGCGTGATGTTCAGCATCGCCGGGGTCCAGGCCATCGTGCCAAACGCGATCGAGGTTCCGATTCCTGTGTCAGCCATCGCTGTACTCCTTGGTACGGTGTCACATCGACGCGGCGCTGATGACCGGGTGCAACCCGCCGGCAGAGCCGGGGGCTAACGGGCCCGCATGCGATGCTGTGCGAATGTGCTCATGTGCGAATGCGATCATGTCGTTTCTGTATGCCAGATCGAGAAGGTCATGGTGGTTCGCTGCTTGCCGACGAGGCTCGCATCGATCGGGGGCTCATCGTTGTCGCCCTCATCCTCGAGCGTGATTCCGCGGCAGTTGATGATGTGTTCGCCGGCCCCGAAATCGCCCTTGGGATGTCCATCCAGCGCCAGCCGCACCTGCTTGGCAAGCGCCTCGGCATCGTCGAGCGTGTCGGCCCAGCAGTTGATTTCGACGTGACGCTCGACGATCCCGCCCGGCCCCCGGAGGTGGGGTTCGCGTCCGGCCCCGACGCGCTGATAGCGGATCGCCGGCACGCCCGGATGTTCGGCATGCGCGCCGGCCGGCCCGATGCGCGCTGCATCGCCGGACACGATGATGTCGGTGATCGCGGTGCGCTGGATGAGGAATGCCCGCAGGGCGGCGAGGAGGCTCATTGTTTTCGCGCCTCCTGTGCCACCACCTTCGCCAGGTTCTTGCGCAACTCAGTATTGAGGATGCGTCTCATGGCTCCCTGGGACTCGATGAACGCGGGCCGGCCGAATGGCTGGGGCCGACTGCCGGGGTGTTTGACGACCCCACGCAACACGGTCGTCTCCTCGACGGGATCCCAAAACGCCAGCGCACGACCCGTCTTCGGTCTGATACCGTGCGGGGTAGTCCCCCCCTCGACGAGGTGGGCGTAGTAGCGCGGGTCGCGGTTGCGGCCCTG